TGTATTCATTTACTCCATTCAAGTAATGTGGGTATCGGTACGCACAGTCCAGCTACAAAGTTCCATGTGTACGACGGTATTCCGCGAGTGGAGAGCAGTTCTTCAAACGCAATCATAGAGTTCACAACAACTGGGGGATCTGCCAATATTTATTCGGATACAACGGGTAATGTTTACATAAATCCAATCACAACCTCCAAGACCACATATGTAAATAGTGATCTTGAAATCGTTGGTGATGTTTCGGTTGGTGGTAACATTGATCTTGGTAACCAGGTCGCAATTGGTTTAAGTGGAGACACCGCGTCTACAGATCTTGAGATTGGTGGTGGTATCATAACCAACTCATTAGAAGTTTCTAAAAAGACATACTCCAAGACATTCTCCATAGGCGAAGGTGTTGCGAAAGATATTCAACTCATATTTGGAGCTGGCGCCTTTTACGCAAAAGTAACAGCCATTTTGAGAAGAACGGATGGTTCCACTGTAAAGGACCTGAGTACAATGCTACTTGAACTTCAAGGTGGTACGGGTGATGAAAGTGCTTCAACTATTGATATCGCCGTTGGTACAAAGAACTTGTTTGGTGGTACAAATAGTTATCCATGGAGTCCAACTGTTACAACGGGTATTCGTGGTATAAGTATTACACCTTACAATACCGATAGTACAAGAATCTATTCATATGACATTTTCGTGGAACTTATAACTGCGTGTGGTGGTAAACTCGAAAAGATTACACGGGATCTTTCAGCTGAAGCTGATCTAGATGATGGTACGGGTGGTCAGACCCAGATTACAACTTTTAGCTACTAATCCAATTTTACCTAATGGGGTGTAAAGTCCCAAAGGTAGAATTAAATTTCAATTTACGCCCTGATGGAATCAGAGACGGCTAAGAAAAGAACGCCGACAATGAAAGCCATGACGACGTAATTACATTCAGTTTCCTCTAGACCAACCACAGGCTTTGCTTCTTCAGCCTTGGGTTTAACAACAGGTTGCTGTTGTCTGGTCGGAGGTTCGAGTTCCTCCAAAGGACAGTAGCCTATCATTTATACTGTACTTAGAGATTAATTTCTGTCTTCTTCTTTCTTCGGGTCTTTTTTGGTTTGGAAGATTCAACATTGACCTCCTTCACTTCACCACCCGTAGATTCTCCTGAAATGGAAACAATGTCAGACACATCATCGTCATCTTCAACTGGTGGAGCTTCAAATGTAGTCTTTGGTGCTGATGTGTTCATTGGTGGTGGTGGCATCATCATTCCACCCATCAGACTGGAAATGTCAATACCTGGACCTTGCATTTCGTATTGACCAGTACCCCCAACTGGTGCCGCATCAGCTGGTCCAGATGGCGCTCTGGCAGTGTTTTGAACCGCTGCCATCATATTTTTGACGAGATCTGGATTTTGCTTCAAGACATCATTCATATTTGGAAGGGCAGTCTTAAACATTGAGTTTGTCAAGTGGAACATCATAGCAGAACCACCCAACATCATGATGAGCTTGACTTCTGGGGCAACATTGACCTTACTTCTGTACTTCACGTAAAGCTCTTCAAAGACGCCATCATAGTCATCCACATTCTCCATGACGGATTCGGACCAACCTTCAAGTTGAATCTCAAAGGGGTTGTAGCGTTTGTTCAAGAATTCAAGACCTGTGACACAGGCGATGAGCATACGCCGAGAGAAACGGATTGATTGTTCAACATCAATGCTGTAAGTAATTCTCTTGACTTCCGTTCTCAGTTCATCTACACTGGAATAAGCGTTAAGTCTCTTATTGACAGCGAAACCCTTCTTTTCAAGACGCCCCAACTTGTTAAGAAGATCACTCTTTTCTTCATCAATGGAGTTGTACCCCTTTGATGGCATTTCACTTCTTTCCATGGTACCTGGGCCATCATCGGCGTCATCAAAAAACATTGGTTCATCTTCACCGTAATCAATTTCTTCGTCCATTTGTGTTTGTTGTGGAGCGCTTTGTTTGTTTGGATTCACAAAAGCATCCATCGCTTCTTGGTGTTGCATTGGTGGTGGAGGTGCCCGGTACGATGATTGTGGGGCTGGGCGTTTCACAGGCTGGGGTCGTGAAGAAGAAATCTCAATTTCATCCATCAGGGCCTGTTCGTCAGCGTCCAACTTCATCACAGTAGCACTTCCACGATCTAAGACAATTTCTTCGTCCATCTACTCTCTATATGGAAACTATTAAATAACCTTTAACGCACTTTAGAAAAAATTATGTACCTAATATATAAATGATTAACCTCAACCGAGCGAACCGAAATGCCATCATGTCCATCGTCGCATTGATTGTGGTGATCTTCTTGCTCGGAGCGATGAAGAACACAAGCAGATACCAGCCCAGACCAATCACTATCGCGGCTGTCAGTGAAGAATCCATCTTCAACTTGGAACACAAGTTGGATTGCGCCCCTGGTCACACCAGTGAAGGTAGCACTTACACCAAGAGCTTGACTCCAGGTGGTGTCTGTGGTGCTGAAAAGCTTGTCGCTGATCAAGCGGGTTACAGCATTGAGGACGGAATCGGTGGATCTTTAATCTAAGCTAATACTAAATGGCCTTGATTACTTCGCCCACGGATATCCCAAATCTTGACTATGAGTATCACACAATCACAGTAGATTCTGTTGGTCAAGATAGTGCGAACACTTTTACTTGCCATCTCCAACAACCCCTTAAAAATGTCGTCCAGGCTAGACTTTTGGCTGCCCACATTCACTCCAATGTAGTTACCGAACACTGTTATGTTTCTATTGAAGAACTTGATTCTATCTTTAGTGACAGAGCTTCAAATGTTCTCACTGGACAAAGTCATCTCAGTGTTGTCAGAGGATCATTTGCCAGTCTTGTGACGGACGACACAACACATGATGCGGGTAACTCCACAATTATTTTCAAAGACAATTATCCAATTATGACTCAGTACATCAATCCAATCAGGCGTATTGATCGTCTCAGTGTAACAATCAGAGACCAAACAGGTAATACAATTAAAAATTCAGAGGCCGACGGTGACAACTTCTTAGTTCTTAGATTTGTGTGTAGAAAACCAAACTTGTAATTTTCTCCCTTTAAAGTAGTAATAACATGTCTTCGGGTATTGTTCAGCTTGTAGCAATTGGTGCTCAGGATGAGTACATTATGGGCAATCCAGAGATATCGTTTTTTAATTCTACATTTAAAAGACACTCTAATTTTTCACAATCCGTTGAAAAACAGACAATACACGGAGCTGTGAAAAATAATTCAATGTCAAGTGTTCAAATTGAAAGATCTGGTGATATGCTTGGATACATCTATTTGACCATAGATGATACAACACAGGCTTTAGATACTTCTAGGTGGGACTTGTTGATTGATAAAATTGAACTTCTTATTGGAGGTTCTGTGATTGATACACAAGATTCCATCTTCACTGAAAAGATTGCGATTGATACATTCGCTCAAAATGTTTCAAGAAGTGCTATCGGTACACATCCAGGTGTCCACGCGCGTTCATACTTCTACCCACTTCGCTTTTTCTTCTGCGAAGGACCACAGTGTGCGTTACCATTGGTAGCTTTGAACTATCATAACGTAGAACTCCGAATTCATTGGGGTTCTCAAGCAGCCAACTATAATTTTGAAATGTATGCCAATTACTACTATTTAGACAATGAAGAGCGTGGTAATATTGCGACGAAACAACACGATCTACTCATTACACAAGTCCAGAAGAGTTTGCCAAGTGGTGAAACTACACAAGAATTGATATTTAACCACCCAGTGAAGTATCTGGCTTCTTCCGACACCACGACAGATGGTGCGCTGACTTCTCCGACAAACAAAGTTAAACTGTCCATAAATGGCGTTGAATTATCCAACTATAAGTGGGGTAAGCCACACTTTATTGATGTCATGAATTATTATCACACAAATTTTGTAACTTCACCCGATTTCTTCCTTTACTGTTTTTGTCTCATGACAAGCTCTCTTCAGCCAACTGGAACATTGAATTTCAGTAGAATTGAGTCAGCAAAGATCATGAGTGAAAATACCGCTATTAATGACCCAATATACGCAGTCAACTATAACATACTTCGTATTCAAAATGGGATGGCGGGTCTCCTCTACGCAAATTAATTTACTACCATATATTAAATGGTTAAGAACTTACCTTCGGTGGAAAGATCTACCAAGATTAGGTTTGGTAAACACGTGCCTGACTCCAATGATCAGGAGGAAAATACCATTGTCTTCAATGCGAGTAACGTGGCGGTTCCAACACCTTATTCTAATGCCGTATATCTTTCCCCCATTCGTAATAGAACAAATTATGAAGCTCCAGAGATTGTACTTCTAATGTACGACCGAAATACCAAAGAAATTACAGAATCTGGTGAATCCGCGAACGCTCTCATCGGCGGTTCCACATTGGACACTGTAACAAATCGTAATAACGCGACATCAAATGTGGTTCAATTTATAGGTAGTTTGACTGGAGCAAGTTTTGTGACTGACTCAAATGTTGGTCTATCAAATATTGATCCACAACACACGGTGAGTGTTGGTTCAAATCTTTACATTGATGAATTCGGTTCAAATGTTTTGGTTGTTTCTGGAAATGTTGCTGTGCTCAAAGACATGATTGTTGAAGGTAACCTCACTGTGAATGGAGATACCACTGTGATTTATACCGAAAATACATCTATCAAGGATGCTTTTATTGAACTTGGTGCTGATAACACCTCGGGTGATACAACACTTGATTTGGGTCTTCTCATGCATAGACCCGATGCGTTGTCAAATGTTGTCATTGGTTATCGCGAAGGGAATGATGAATTTGCCATTGCCTATACTGATGCGAAACCAACAGATAAAATATTTACACCCAAAAGTGATGAAGACATTAATGTTCATGTATATGGTCTCACCCATGTGGATGCCAATATCTATGCTCATGAAGATGTTCTCGTGGATGGAAATGTGTACGTGTCTCAAAATGTCTCAGTGACCGAAGAGTTAACCGTGACGGGAAATGTTTATGCCGATAAGGATCTTGAGGTCATCGGTAACACATATGTAGATGGAAATGTGGTGGCTTCCAAAGATCTCACACTTTCTGGCAACGCCTATATCTCTGGAAAT